CAACCATGTTGACGCGACACGCAAATCAACGCATCTCTTACTATAAAGAAATCACGCACAACGTGAAGGTACAATAACGCCTGCCCGAAAGGGCGGGAGCGTTGGCACCGCCGCTTCCTGAATAATCATGTGGATGGTGTGCCCTGACCTGTTAGGGAAAGTACAGTGAAAAAGCTACTGTGTCACGTAGGCTTTTAAAACATTCTGTATATACAGGTCTCCGCGGTAAGAACGTGACTCTTCGTTACCGAGGAGCAACCTCGGCAAGTTGAGAAAAGGCCTTTTTAATCTAAAAAGGAGTTTAATATGAGCAAAACCGTTAAAGTTAAACTAGAAGAAAACGGCCAGATGCCAGTTAAAGCCCACAAATCCGACGCAGGATTTGATTTATTTGCTACGCACGATTTCTCCATCCACCCGGGGCAGATCGCAAAGCACGCTATCAATGTCAGACTTCAACTGCCAGAGTCAACATACGCCGAGATTACTTCCAAGTCCGGTAACGGATCAAAAGGGCTTCTAGTTTATGCCGGGATAATCGACCAAGGATATCGCGGAATAATTCACGTCGTGATGACGAATCTCAACCATACGCCCCACACTACCTGGGTCGATGGTTTTCAGCGCAATATTCTTCTGGCCGGAGAAACTCTGCACTTTAAAAAAGGCCAGAAGATTGCGCAGATGATTCTGCATCCTTACTCTAGCGATTATGAGCTTGAACTGGTAGATCAACTAGATGAGAATACGTCTCGCGGCGCTGGTGGATTTGGTTCTTCTGGGTCCTCTCTGGTATAAACCATACAAGCTGGAGAGAAACTATGCCAAACAATCTACATTCAGTTTTCGGCACGTCCGTGAAGATAAATCAAAATGAGCTTTTTGACCGCGACGCTGTGTGGCCTCAAAATGTTGAGGTGTGCATCACGCGCGTTCCAATTCGCAAGCGCGACGGTTACTCAGAGACGTTTATGAAGAACTTCGCTGAAAAACTTAAGTCATCCATGGCTCAGAATGGTCTTGTGTTTTTAGTGTGTTACGCTCCCACTGAAGCTAAATTTAGACCGTTTGAAGTTGCGAAGACCATGATGGACGCGGGCTTTAACCACGTCGACAACATCGTCATTGAGAAGACCTGGCTGCCAGGTAAAAGAGCTGAAAATATGCTCGTTAACTCCCATGAGTACGTGCTGTTCTTCTGTAACGGCGATGTCTGGAAGATCGATCGTCAGCCAGTCAAAAAGTATCTGATGCTCGAGGATTCAGCTCCCTGCATCGGTAATACGTGGCTAGTTGAAACAGGATCTCTGGACGAGGCATATTCTGACGATCTAGCCGAACTTCTTTTGAGGATGGCTTCCTGTCTTCCTGGCAGTTCAGTGTTCGATCCTTTTATGGGCAATTCAGCTTCTCTAAAAGCTTGCTTGAAATTAGGGCATTCATTGACTGGTTTTGAGACAGATCAGAGAAAGATCTCCCAGTATAAAAAGGTAATCGAAGATCATCGCAAGAAGGATGCTTTGGCATGATGTACGTTAAGTCTAAGACTAAAGATATCGTCGATAATCCTCAAGAACTTAGAGAGATTGTTACCTCTACTCTTTCTAGGATGGCTGCTGTTGCTGGTCGAACCCTTGGCCCAGGTGGTGCAGTAACCTTAATTGAACGAGAAGGAATGCCGCCGCTCCTGACCAAAGACGGCGTCACGGTGATTAAATCGTTAGGTCTTCCTAACGCTGCTGCAAATACCGTGCTTGATACATGCAAGGAAATCTCCCTCAATACCGCTCGCGACGCCGGTGACGGAACTACCACAGCCATCGTGTTAGCTGACGCACTCGTTAAAGTTGGCTCAGATTTCATGGCCAACAACAAACGATACAACCCGCAAAGATTGGTAAATCAGATCCGTAAGTGCTATGAAACCGTAGTCCTTCCGTACCTCAAAGAGGTTGCGCAGGAAGTTAAATCTGACGAGGATCTTAAAAGGGTCGCGCTCATCTCAGCTAACGGGGACGAAGACGTTGCCAGCGTAGTTGTTAAAGCTTTCATGGCTGCCGGTGAAGATGGTCACATCTTGATTCAAGAAGATCAAGGCGGAGGGATGAGAGTTGAAACGGTAGACGGTTATATCGTCACGTCTGGTCTGCGAGATATTGGCGCTATTGGATCTGCGTTTATTAACGACCGCGCTAATCAGCAGGTTCGCATGGATGCTGGACTGGTAGTTTTGTTCGACGGTACACTAAACGACCTTGTGCTTCCTGCTGCTATCCAGGCAGCCTTTGAATCCGATGAGGCATACTTTGGAAAGCCTATTTTGGTGATGGCACACGGATTCGCCGATCCTGTGATTGAGAAGTTTCTGAAGACTTCCAAGGGCGGAGTTACGGTTCTTCCCGTGAAAGTGCCTAAATCTACCCTGGCCAACTCAAAGACCATGTTCTTGCAGGATATGGCTGCTTACACCGGTGCCACCGTCATGGATCCGGCAAGTGCCCCTAGTTTTACTGGCGAAGATTTTGGATCATTCACGTCGGCTAAGATCAACACGTATGAGACATTTGTTCAGAGCGAATCGGACGCTGATCTTATCGACACCCGCGTAGCTGAGCTTAAAGCGGTAATGGCATCTGCTCATTCTGAGCATGATCGGGCACATCTTAGAGCTGCTATCGCTAAGCTTACTGGTGGTATCTCTACCGTGTGGGTTGGCGGCATGACGGATGCTGAAGTTAGGGAGAGAAGAGATCGCGTGCAAGACGCGGTTGAGGCGGTCAGATCGGCCGTCGCAGAGGGTATCGTTGCAGGTGGTGCAGCTACTCACCTAGCACTATCTCAGCGTATTCGTGCTGTCGCGGGTCTTGATCCTGCGTGGCACATACTCGCTATCGCGCTTGAAAGACCATTTGAAGTGTTGTTGTTTAACTGCGGCGAAGACGATAGAACAACAGACATTAAAGAGACAATCAAATCATCCATCGATAGCAATGGTATTCCTCGTGTTATCTTTGACGCCGAGAGACACGATTTTATGAATCCATTTGAAGCCGGCATCGTTGAGCCTGCTAAAGTTCATCGTGTAGCTATCGGCAACGCGATCTCTGTTGCGTCTCTCATGGTAACTCTTGGCGGTATCGTTGTTGCGCCTCGCGATTACAACCTTGAAACTCAAATGGAACTCAGCAAAGCTGCTCTTAAAGACATGATGAACGAGGCAGGACAAGAATGATTGCCAAATTTTTAAATACTCAAGCAGGTAAATATGTTATGGTTTTTGCCGCTGGTGCGGCGATCACCTTTCTCGTTCTCCCGTCCTACTCCTCCTCTAAAGAGGAATATCTCAAAAGAGAGAAAGAGATTACTGAATCTTATGAGAAAAAGATTTCAGAGAAAGAAAGCGAATTTCAGCAACTCAAATCCAAGCAGCAGGAAGAGATTACTAACCTTAAGCAAGAAAGGTTGGCACTTGAATTTGAGTACAGACAAAAAATTGATTCACTTGTTTCTGAAAATACTTCTCTCAAAAAATCTACTGAAAAAGTAACGATTATTACATCTTATCCAGATGGCCGCGTAGAGAAGAAAATTGTCTCCCGCGAGACAGTTGAGAAAGAGTCTCAAAAAGTCACCCAAGTTAAACTCGAAGCAGAGCAAAAACTAAAAGAAACAAAAGAGCTTCTTCAAAAAGAGTTTGAAGTCCGTCTAACCGAGATTAACTCGGTTCATGAGACTGAGAAACAGAAACTTACCCTTGAACTTTCTCAGACCCAAGAAAAACTTAAAGAAGAGCAGCAGAAGAACACGACGGTGTCCATGAATCCTCGTAAGTTTAGTCTGGGCGTGGGTAAGAAGACAAATTTTAATAATTTTGTAACGGCTGAATATGACTTCTACGGTCCGCTTTACGCCGGCTCGATATTAGATTTCAAGGGTACATCTTATGATGCGATGGGATTATCTGTAGGGGTTAGATTCTGATGCCGAAGTATCGGTTTATATGCAGCTGCGGCGCCGAGGTTATCAAGTACACCTCGGCATCTACCTTTTCTTTAATCTGTTCCGCCTGCAACAGCACCATGAACCGTCAAATTCCTCTAACGGTAGAGCAGTCTACAGTTAAAGAGCTTGTAGACTCTTACACCGGTGTGCATCTGCCGCCAGATAATAAAGAAATCCTGGACGCCAGAAGATCTGAGCATTTCTGGAGTGTCGAAGTCCCTCGTTTAGTAACGGAGTATCCAGTTGAGCACTCCCTCCAAGAGGGCTGGATGTATGTTGATGAACAGGGTAAACTTCAAGTACACACAAAACCTCCGCATAAGAGGTAGCAATGTATATTAAATCAGTGACCATCGAGAACGTTCTCTCGATAGAGAGCGCATCTGTCTCATTTTCAGAAACTGGTCTTTTGTTAGTTGATGGGTGGAACTATGACACAGAATCGGCCAATGGGGCCGGTAAATCGGCAATATTTCATGCCTTATCGTGGGGGCTCTACGGACAATATCCCCGCGGAGTGTCTATCACTGATTTTGTTCGTCAGAACGCTAGAACTACTAAAGTTACAGTGGACATTGAACTCTCAGCAAACCGAATTCTCAGAGTTGAGCGCAACCGTCCGAAATCCTTCTATGCTGCTGTCAACGACGTTGAGATTACTGAGTCTGAATATGAAAGACTGATCCCGTTGGACTATGATCAGTTCATACTGGCTCAGTACTTTGCCCAAGGGCTTGGGATAAGGTTTATCGATCTTAATGACTCCGGTAGGAAGGACCTCATCCTGAAGCTTATGCGAGCTGATGGTTTTGCTGAATCAAGAAAAAAGATCGAACTAGATATGAAACGGTTGCTGTCAGATAAAGCAACCATCTCAAGCACGATATCTACTTTTGCGGGTAAGTTATCTGCTTATCAAGATTCGCTTGTCGATTCAAAATCTCTCCACAAAGAGATATCTGCTCTTGAACGAGCCATCGGCGACGTCGACGTCAAGATACAAAAACTGTCTAACATACAACCGCCAGACGACACAGATAAACTATCTGAATTAATAGAAAAATTAAATTCTAAACTCAGAGACATATCGCTTAATAATGGCAAACTGAAAGCTTATCGACAACAACTGTCTGAGCTGAAGAATACTAAAGAACCGGAAGACTCGTGCGATGGCGAGTGCCCAAATTGCTCAACTGAATTAAATATTCTGCCATCTGGCTTTGTCAAGCACGATAGGCAATCTTTCGCTCTCAAGATAAAAGCGCACCGCGAATCGATGTCCGCCAAGATCGACGCCCTAACATCATCAATAATCGCCTTGGAGACAGAGGTCTCAAAAGAGAGATCCGTATTAGATGCCATTTCTGCTCTTAAAAACAAGATGCGCGAATCCATGTTTGACTATGAGACCGCCCAATCTCGCCTGTTGGAGTTAAAAGCTTTCCGCAGGGAGAAAGAAATAGAGCACAAAAATCTGCTTAAAACGCGCGATCAGCAAAGTGATTTATTAATCAAAATCAAACAGTTACAAGATCAACTATCTGAAAATAAGTCAAATTTAGATTCGATTATAGATGAGATTGTTCGTCTTGAGGCCGCATCTGCAATACTTTCACCAACCGGTGCACCAGCTTATGTTATGGACTCTGTTATCCAGGCGCTCAACGATAAGATTCAAGAAATTGTCCAGTTTGTCTGGCCAAACTCGTCTTACGAACTTCTCTCCTTCAAGGAGAATAAGTCTGGCACGGTAACATCTAAGATGTCTGATTCGCTTACGGTAGACGGTGTCAAACGGCCAGTAGGTTCGCTATCTGGTGGCGAAAGGAGATGTTTATCTTTGGCCATAGATTTCGCCATAGCAGATGTCGTGGCCAGATACACGGGGGCGCAACTTAACCCGTTGATATTAGATGAACCTTTTGATCACCTAGACGCCTCTAATCGCACCAGGGTTATCGACTTCTTACGTGAGATGGCTGTAAAACGGTGTATAGTAGTAATAGACCATGCGTCCGAAGCAAAAGCTTTATTTGATCAGTCCATTACAGTCACCAAGAAGAACGGCGTATCAGTAGTTTCATGATGGAAAGTTTTGTTAAAAAACTAAATGATATCAAAGATCTGCTGAAGGCCAACTTGATGCCAAGCCTGAGGATGCCGTCCATTGAGCCGCCAAAACCCCCGAAAGCTCCGTCCTTGGCGCCGAAGTCCAAAAAGAACCCTATCAAGGTTGCGCAGCAGGTCAAAACCCCAGATGCAAAAGATTTTGCTATGGGACAGGCAACCCTGCAGGTCAAAGCGTCATCTAATCCTCTCGCTTTCACCACGAAATCTGAGGGTGAATCTTACCACTACCACATCGTTCAAAACGGCTACCGGATCACCGATAAGCCGGTGAGCATGGAAGAGATTAACGTCAAGCACGGCGGGGTAAAAAGATTAGAAGGCGCTGGCTTTCATCTTGTCCCCGTGGTTAAAGAAAAGTTAAAACTCGAGAAGAATGGCCAGTGGTCGATAGTTAAAGAATAACGAGGCCACTTTGAAAACTATTCTTGCTCTAGATCCCGGAGGCTCTTCCGGGTACGCGGTAGCTCGCATTGTAGGCGATTGCTGTGAAATCGTGGAATACGGTTTCATCGACGTCGACACTTCATCTCAATACATAGGGGATTGGTGTCTCGATCTCAAGAGGCGCATCTCAGAGCTTCAGAATCGCGTTCAGGCTGATGAGATCGCCGTCGAAGACTACTTCTTCGGGTCTAGATTTGCATCAGGTTCTAATGTCAATCCTGCGTACCGAACCGTTATCCATATGTGGGCCAGAGAGCAAAATCTGCACTATGAGGTTTTGAATATCTCTAACTGGAAGGTTTTTGCCGCTGGCAGATCGACCCCGACTAAATTGCAAAAACAAAAGTGGGGATCTGGTCCAGCTAAAAAGCTCATGATCGTTCAAGCCCTCTGGGAACGTTTTGGCGTGCGGTTCCCTAATCACAGCATCTCAGAAAACACCGGCAAACCCATACACTTTCGCTTTGACGTTGTGGACGCTGTTGCGCAAGCGATGTACGCTTCGTATCTTAGATTTAATTGTAAAACATTTAAATGCACGGTTTCAGTACCGCCAGACGTGACTTTTAAAAAGGTCAATAAAAAGCAATTTTTATATGATTGAGTAAAATAACACACGATCAAATAAAAGGAGTCTACCATGGCTAAGGGCAAGATCAACTACGGCAAAGCAAGCAGCATTCTTTCAAAAGCTTTCGTGGAGAACCACGCGTCCATTTCTCAAGACGAAGCAGAGCATCTGATCGCAAAGTCTGAGCAAAAGATCAAGGCTCTAAAAGAAGAGCAGGCAAATGATGAGAAGCTTATCGCTGCTCAACAGATCGTTAAAGATCTTAAAAGTGGTTACTCTTCCGTCGTAAAGCTAGAGCGCGCCAAGATCGACTTCTTGCTTGGCAAAATTCAAGAGATTGAAGATGGAGAAGTCAATCCCACGTCAGGTCTAAACCAATAATATTGCTGAGATAAAACATGACCACTTTAAAAACACTGTATCTTGATGGCGCCAACGGGCTCAATAAAAAGCTAGCAGACGCATTCGATCTGGGTCGCAGATTCATCCTGCCGCAATATGATAATGTAGTTCTAGAAGACGCCGTCGATGTCGCCACTACTAGCCCGATGTTCACCATCGCGAACTCAGGTTCTAACGCGCCTATTTTGGCGGGATACACAGTCCGCTACCTAGACAGCGGCGAAGAAGTTGAACTTACAGTTGAAACCCCTGTTACGCCAGGATCTACGTTTGATACCACTGTAGCCCCATCGCAGGCAGCTACGGCCAAATCACTGCGTTACTCTAGCCCGCGACCAGGGTCATACACAACTCTCCTGCAAGGATTGCAGGCTGCCGCAGCGGCTGGTAAATCTGTCTTTTCGGTGTCAATCATTACGACCGACAATCCAACGTATTTGCGCCTTAAGGGTAACTATCTTAACGCTTATTTTGCCGGTATTTATTACGCCCTAGATCAAGAAGGCATCTTTAATACCTATGAAGTTAATCTGGCGCTAGATACTTCGGATACGACTACTACAAAAGTGACATTTAACTTCTCTTTTACTTATAGCTAACGATAAAAACAGAAGATTTGTGTAAAATCCCCCGTACATACGGGGGATTTATGCTTTGGTCAGAACAGAAAGATCTCTTCGAGAAGATGATAGAAGCAGAAAGAGAGCTGCTACTGAGCAAGGGCAAAGAATATGCCGGCGATAAGGATTGCCTCGCTAATTTTAAGGATGCCGATTGCATCGGCTTAAGCCCTAAGCAAAAACTATGGGTGTACTTATCAAAGCATATGTCATCTATAGCTTCATACATAAAGAACGGTCAAGAGTTCTCAAACGAGTCCATAGAAAGCCGAATAGCTGATGCTAGGAACTACCTCGCGTTACTATATATGTTGATTCAGGAAGAAAAGACTGAGCCAGTTAAGGTTTGTCAATGCAAAAAAAGCAAGTAAACAAAACGGACAAAAAAGTCTCCATCATCAAATCTTTTGCCGCTCTAGCCAAAAAGCTTAAGCGCGAAATACGCATGGAAGATCTAAAGAGTCTAGGCATAACCAAAGACATGGTTGCGCATCACTTTGGGTCTTTAGCCGCCCTAGAAAAAAGCGCGCGCGAGTCGCACGCAAATAGCTTTTTTGACGTTGCCGTAGAGAATCTTTATTCGCAGACAGCTCTTAAAAAGCTGAGATCAGATATCTCATCTTCTAAAAGGTTTGTTATCACTACCGCGGTGAACGGTTGCGAAGTTCACGATAAATTCTACGCTTCAATTAAGAATTTTTGCAAAGAGAACGATGCCCAACTTTTGATCCTAATTGCTTCAGATCCTGCGCATAATCGCGACAAGCAGTGGGGAACGATATCCGCCAGACTTCAAAATGAGGCTATTGTTCTCGAAGACACCAGCCTAAATTCAAACGTTTTTATTTCCACTATCAAGCTTTCCGCAAAACACATCGACCCGACAACCGGTCTTGGTCGCATTGGCCAAAGAAATGGCACCTTCATATACGCTTCGCCGAAGCAAAGATTGAAGGCGGTACCCGTGTCGAATAGTTCATTGCCGCATTTTATGATGACCACGGGCGCGATTACTGTGAACAACTACGATACAGACCTTTACATGTCGCAGCGTACTGCGTATATCGCAAAGAACGATCACGTGCTCGGCGCCGTGATAGTTGAGATCGTCGACGATAAGCAATACCATTTCCGTCAGGTACAGGCTGATTCTAAAGGATGCTTTTATGATCTCGGCATCAAATATATGCCAAGTTCAAAACAAGCTGTAAGGCCAGAAGCTTTCGTACTTGGAGACTGGCATGCAGGATCTACCGATCCTTTGGCGCGTAAAGCCTGGGAAGATATCGCCAAGCTAACCAAACCTAAGAGAATACTTCTTCACGATGCTTTTGACGGCATTTCTATCAACCACCACGAAAAGCACGCGAAACTGTTAAAGGCTCAAAGAGCTGAGAATGGTCAACTGTGCCTCTCATCAGAGCTCAATATCCTTGCAAAGGATGTTAAGGACCTTACGTCTCTCACGGATGAGGTTGTGATCGTTAAATCTAACCACGATCAATTTCTTGAGCGATATTTGCAAGAAGGCAAATACGTCGACGATCCGCAGAACCACAGGATATCTCTTGTTCTAGCGCTTCAACTTCTAGATAAGAAGGATCCGCTTAAGTACGCGGTTAACTCTTTGTGCCTGAAAGATGACAAAAAAGTAATCGATAAGGTTAAGTGGCTCTCAATCGACGACGATTACCGCGTCGAGGGTATACAATGCGGAGCCCATGGTCATCTAGGTGCTAACGGTTCCAGGGGGAGTCTGGAGGCCATGGAAACCGCGTATGGCAATTCTGTATCGGGTCACTCCCATACACCTCAGATCCTTAGAGGTGCGTGGTGCGTAGGTACGTCGTCACTTCTTAAACTAGAATATAACCGCGGCGCATCGTCTTGGCTCCACTCGTCCTGTCTGATATATCCCGGCGGCGCTCGCCAGCTTATTAATTGTATTGACGGCAAATGGAAGCTGTAATAGCTTCTACGCTATTGATATAATAAATATTTGTATAATCTGGCAATCAGATACATGAGGGCTGGATGAAAGCATATCTCTATCTAGACACCGAGACAACAGGTCTTAGTTCGTCGACTAATGAAATTATTCAGTTGGCTTGCGTGCCGCTGATTGACGGTAAACCTGGCCCTCATTTTAATGAGTTCTGCCAGCCGACGAACTGGAACTCTATCGATCAAAAGTCTATCGAGATTCACGGTATCGCCATCGATCAGATGAAGACGTTTCAATCTCCGCACGAGATGCTGGATAAGTTTATTGCCTACGTTAGCCAGTTCGGCGTAAAGTTCGTCATCGCCGGTTACAACTCTAACTTCGATAAAGCTTTCATAGGTGCACTTTTTGCCCGCAACGGGAGATCAAAAGAGTATTCGCGACTGTTCTTAAATGAAGTCCGCGATGTCCACGCCCGCGCAAAAGCTGTCAAGGACAAACTTCAATCTAATAAATTGAAGCTGGTCAACCTTGCTGAAGAATTTGGTATTGAGATCAAGGCCCACGACGCTTTAAGCGATATCCAGGCGACAATAGAAGTCGATCGGCGGCTTTCCGCCATAATTGGCGAAGACTTTGAAGAAGTGTCTATAAAAGACGATAGGTTTGATCTCCAGCTGCCTGAGCTGCCTCAGCTTCATATTCATTCTGAATACAGCAATACCGATTCTGTAACCTCAGTTGAGGAATGGGTTTACTGGGCCGCATCTAAAGGAGTAAAGGCCGTTGCTTTTCCAGACCACAACTGGGCAGCTTCGCTATATAAAGCGACCAATATTAAATCAGTATTAGAGAAAGTTAATAAGGCGCATAAACTTTCGCTTACTGAAAATGACATAAAGATCGTTCCTGCCATAAGTCTAAATGTCATAGACCCCACTAATGGTTTAGAGCAACCATTTAGGTTGAATGCTTGGGCAATATCTAACACCGGTTATCGCAGTTTACTTAAACTGGCGTCAATGGGCTGGGATTCGGCGATTGATGATTCGGGCGTGACCACGTCAATAATCAAAATTGAAGACGTCATTGATCACCAGGAAGGGGTAGTGTTTGGCACAGGATGCGAAAAAGGGCTGGTTGGCACTCTACTTCTTTGTGCGAACGACAAGAAAGTTGAAGCTTCAAAGCTCGCTAAGATTATCGGACACCTTGATAGAGTCGTATTGGAATTACTGCCTTTCGACGTCGTTAAGTACTTCGACAAAGGCATTGGCTTTAGGAACTTTCAAAAAAGCAAATCCATCCCAGACGGAAACCTAACCAAAGCAATCAACTCCTTGATTATGGATGCAGTTGATTCTTACGGCTGCAAATTCATAATTTCGACAGCAGCGCACTTTATAGACCCCGACGACAAAGTCTTTCAGGATGTCGTCTCCAAATCATCATTTAAAGATAAGCGGTTCTTCTACGACACACGGTACCAAAGATCACTCAATGAGTGTTTTGCGATCCTCAAGAGACATCTTGGTGACAGGTTTTCCGTAGACCACATTGATATCGCCCGAGCAACCGCAGAAGACATGGTTGAAGCATCGACCGCCGTAGTGGTAAAGCACGACTACCATTTGCCAAAAATCCAAATACCGGATTCTATTGTTGAAAATACTTCTGACTACGACAAGCAGCTGTATTTGTTACTGATGGCTAAAATCAAAGAGTACGGCAGGTGGTCAAATGATCCGGAATATGTAGCCCGCTTTAAGAAAGAATTAGACGTAATCTGGAAGAATTCCAAGCTCAATTTTATCCCGTACTTCTTGATGTACGAGGATATTTGCGCGTACGCTAGATCTCAAGGCATCCTGCAGAACCTTGCTCGTGGATCTGCTGGCGGCTGCCTAATCTCCTACTACCTAAAGATCATCCACATTGATCCAATCAAAGAGCACCTACCATTCGAGCGCTTTCTTAGCCACGCTCGTATCAATGCTGGATCATTTCCAGATATAGACCTTGACCTTGGGCAGCGCGGTCCAGTTCTTAAGTATTTGGCAGATAAATATAAAGCCGGTTTCGCGCAGATTGGAACCTTTCAGCGGTTTAAAACCAAGAATGCTATCAAAGACGCCATGTTTGCTGTGTTTGGTCGCAATCGCGCTGACAAAGAGATCATGGATGTGTGCGACACAATACCTGATTCTCCGCAGGGGTTGGATGAAGACAAATTCCTATATGGCTATACAGATTCTGAGGGTGTCACCCACAAAGGCCATTTGGAACAAAATGAGACACTGCAGATATTCTTTAAGCAGTACCCAGAGATCGAGCAAATCACTAAGAAGCTCATTGGGCTACCTAAGGGTATGGGTAGACACGCATCTGCCTTCGTGATATCAACCCTAGACCTTTCTAGTCAGCGCGTGCCCACAATGCTTTTTGATGACCCAGACATCGGCAAGGTCGCGGTTACTCAGTTTGAAGCACCCATGGTAGAAAAATCTGGTCTAGTTAAAGCAGACGTGCTAGGACTGACAACTGTAAAGACGCTAGAGAGCGTCGTGTCTCTCATCAAGACGCGCAGAGATATAGATCTCTTAGAGGAAGACGATAAGGGTGTTCAGCTCCTTTACCGTCTTCCCGAAGACAATAAAGTCTATGAAGACTTCTATAAGCGCAAAACGGACTCATCATTCCAATTTAACACTGACCTTATCAAGGGGTATATTCAGAAGTTTGCGCCAATTAGGCGCCAAGATTTGTCTGACCTCACGGCGCTCTGCAGACCAGGTGCGCTAGACGTCGAGTTTACGCCGGGCGTTTCTGCAACTCAGTTTTATATTGATGTGAGGAATGGGGATAAGGAGCCAGAATATATCCACCCTGACCTAGCTGATGTTCTGGCTGAGACAAATGGTGTGGTTGTGTACCAAGAACAGCTGATGTCGATCTTAGTTCAATTTTGCGGTTACTCTTTGGAAGAATCCGATCAAATACGATCTGCGATCGCTAAGAAGAAACGCGACGTAATGCTTAAGACATTTGATCGCATTAGGTCAGAGACCATGAGCAAAGGTTGGACTATTGAGCAGGCAAACAAACTGTGTGATGTGGTAACTGCTTATTCTAATTACTCTTTCAACCGCAGTCACTCTCGAGCCTATTCTGAACTTGGATACATTACCATGTATCTAAAGCATCATTATCCACTTGAATGGTGGGCCGCAGAACTCAACAATTCAGAAGAGAACAAAATCCGCCATTACGTCACCATCCTGGGCGATAAGATTACACCGCCGTCTCTCCATGCCCCGGATGATAAGTTTACTATCGTCGGTGACCGTATTGCTGCTCCACTTTCAGCGGTGAAAGGTCTTGGCCCATCTAGCATTAAGGCGATAATAAAACGAGGCCCCTATTCTTCTGTAGAAGACTTTATATCAAAGATGTCAACTGGCGTTAATTCTTCTCATTTCTGGGCTTTACTTAAAGCCGGCGTGTTTGATGAGATGGCTCCAACCGACATCTCGACCCCAGAGGC